ATTACGCCAAATAAAACTATTGTTGACTTCAAAGGCAAAGCAGTAACAGCTGAAGAAGAACCAAAACAAGAACAAAAACCCACACAATTACCAGAAGTCAAAGGATATCGCATCTTATGTGCTGTACCGCATGTTGATGAAAAGTATGAAAGTGGAATTATTAAAGCAGACAAAACAAGACACATTGAAGAACACTCAACTGTAGTTTTATTTGTTATCAAATTAGGAGATATGGCTTATGCAGACAAAGACAGATTTCCTACAGGACCATGGTGTAAAGAAGGTGACTTCGTTATTACTAGGGCATATTCTGGCACTCGTATCAAAATACATGGTAAAGAGTTCCGCATTATTAACGACGATACCGTAGAAGCAGTGGTCGATGACCCACGTGGCTACGAACGCGCATAAGGAGTAAAGCATGGTAAAAATTGTAAATGAAATACCCGCTGAATTTGAAGATGAAACTACGGAAGTAGAAGTATTATCTAAAGAAGATAAGCAAGATTATAAAGAAGCAGTGGAAGCTAAAAAAGAAGAAGCTGCTCCTAAACAAGAAGAATTTGATTTTGAAATTGAAGAGGAAGATGATACTCCTCCGCAAGATAGAAATCGTGATCCCCTACCAGATAAGGTTAAACAAGAATTAGAAGAGGATAACCTTGAAGAGTATTCTGAGCGGGTTAAACAGAGAATGTCACAATTAAAAAAAGCGTGGCATGACGAAAGACGTGCAAAAGAAGCTTTAGATAGAGAAAGAGAAGAAGCAATTAAATATGCGCAAAGTATTATTAATGAAAATAAAAAGTTAAAAACTACTTTGTCAGCAGGAGAAGAAGATTATTTAAAAACACTCAAAGAAAAATATGAAACTGATTTATTAGTTGCTCAACGTGATTATAAAGAAGCATATGATTCAGGAGACAGCCAAAAACTAATTGATGCTCAGACTAAAATGAATGCAGCTCAATATAGTTTGGGTCGTGTCCAAGATATGAAACCTCAATTTAAAGTTGACGAATCTACTTTACAAAACGGTCAAAATGAAGGACAATATGAGCAAGCTAAATTATTACAGCCTAAAGTTGCAAAACCAGATGACAAAGCGCTTGCTTGGCAGGCAAAAAATTCCTGGTTTGGCAAAGACCCAGAAATGACGTCTCTTGCTTTGGGGCTGCATGAAAAACTAGTCGGCAATGGAGTTGATCCTATGTCTGACCAATACTATCGTCGCATAGATGAGACGATGCAAAAACGTTTCCCAGAATACTTTGGGGAATCTGATGATTCGTTGGAGGATAAACCTGCCCAACGCAAACCCTCGACTGTAGTTGCTCCGGCTACGCGTAGTACCGCGCCTAAAAAAGTACGACTAACTAAAACACAGTTAGCATTAGCTAAGAAGTTTAAGTTAACCCCGGAACAATATGCAAGAGAACTTTTAAAAACGGAGAACGCAAATGGATAAGAGATTAGATAGAGATTTAGAAGTACGTGAAGAAACTCAACCAAGAGATAGAGTATGGGCACCCCCATCACTCCTTCCAGAGTTCAAAAAACAACCAGGTTGGGCTTATAGATGGATAAGGATTTCTCTAGCTAATGATGCTGATAATCTAAATGTGTCTTCAAAAATGCGTGAAGGCTGGGAACCTGTGAAACATTCAGAGCACCCAGAAATAAAATTACCGGTATCCACTGACAGTAGATTTAAAGACTCTGTCGAAGTAGGTGGATTACTATTATGTAAAATGCCAGAAGAAATGGTAGATCAGAGAAATGCCTATTATAGGCAAAAAGCAGAAGGTCAAGCTAAAGCTGTTGATAATAGCTTTATGAAAGAAAATGACCCCCGTATGCCGTTATTCTCTGATAAGAAATCTACTAAGTCTTTTGGTAAAGGTTAAACAAATCTTTAAGGAGATATTATTATGGCAGCAACAGCCGCACCTTACGGGCTTAAGCCTGTAAACTTGATTGGTGGTCAGCCCTATGCTGGTTCTACTCGTCAATTAAAAATTGCGTCTGGATATGCTTCTAACATTTACAACGGATCAGTAGTCTCTATCGTAGCTGCTGGTACAGTTGAAATCGTTGACGAACTTGGCACAAATGCTTCTGCATTCCCTGCTGGTACAGTTGGCGTATTTGTTGGATGTACATACACAGATCCAAATACTAAACAAAAACTATTCTCACAATACTGGCCATCAGGCACTGTAGCATCTGATGCTATGGCTTATGTAGTTGATGATTATGATTGCGTATTCCAAATTCAAGCTGATGATTCATTAGCTCAGTCTGCATTAGGAATTAATATTCCTGTAGTTAACCCAACAGCAGGTTCTGCAGTTACAGGTAACTCAACAATGGCAGCCGATGCTTCAGCTATTGATGTTACTGATACAATTGCATTCAAAATTATCGATTTTGTGAATTCAACAACATCATCTGTTGGTGATGCTAAGACTGACGTATTGGTTAAATTCAATCCTAAGTCTCATGCATACTCTAACGGTACTGGTATTTAAGGAGAATAAACCATGGCAATTTCAAGAGCTCAGTTATTAAAAGAGTTGCTTCCTGGCCTAAATGCTTTATTCGGAATGGAATATCAGCGTTATGGTGAAGAGCACAAAGAGATCTACGAAACAGAAACATCTGAAAGATCTTTTGAAGAAGAAACAAAACTTTCAGGCTTCGCAGCTGCACCTGTTAAAAACGAAGGCAATGCCATCGCTTATGACAATGCTCAAGAAGCTTGGACAGCTAGATACAACCACGAAACAATTGCTTTAGGCTTCTCATTAACTGAAGAAGCAGTAGAAGATAACTTGTATGACACTTTATCTGCTCGTTATACTAAAGCATTAGCACGTGCAATGGCTTACACTAAACAAGTTAAAGCTGCTAACGTGTTAAACAATGGTTTCGATGGTTCTAACTATCCTGGTGGTGATGGCAAAGCTTTATTTGCTACAGATCATCCACTAGTATCTGGTGGTACAAACAGCAATACTCAGTCAGTTGCTGCTGACTTAAACGAAACTTCATTAGAAAACGCAGTTATTCAAATCGCTGCATGGACTGATGAAAGAGGTTTATTGATTGCTGCTAAACCACGTAAATTAGTTATTCCACCATCATTACAATTCGTTGCAACTCGTTTATTAGAAACAGAACTACGTGTAGGTACTGCTGATAACGACATCAACGCATTGAAAAACAATGGTGCGATTCCAGAAGGCTATGCAATCAATCATTTCTTAACAGACAATGATGCATACTTCTTAACAACCGACGTACCTAACGGTATGAAACACTTCGAAAGAACACCATTGACAACTTCAATGGACGGTGACTTCGATACAGGTAACGTACGCTACAAAGCTCGTGAGCGTTACTCATTCGGTTGGTCAGATCCATTAGGTATGTGGGGATCACAAGGCGCTGCTTAATTTAAGTAGTCCTTTTAGAAAGACCCAGTTTCGGCTGGGTCTTTTTTTATGTATAACTCATGTTTTTCTTGATGGTAAATGTTTGAAGTAAGAGCATAATTCACTTATCAGCTTAGGCTGAAATTTAAATTAAGGAGAAATATTATGTGGACAAAACCAGCAGCTACTGAAATGAGATTCGGTTTCGAAGTAACAATGTATGTAATGAACAAGTAATTAAAAAATAAAGTTCGCGAAATTAGGGGCTATATGCCCCTTTTTTGTTGTATAATACTTATAAAATGTGTATCATTTAGTTATTCGGGTTTTATTGCTTATCTAACTGTCCCGACAGACGCATACACGATAGATAAGTTTAACTTTGTATGGAGACATAAAAATGGCAAGGTCAACCTTTTCAGGTCCAGTCACATCTAATGCTGGCTTTAACGGACCAGTCGTAGTAGACAATACTACACTCAACACAGGTGCTGCAGTTACAACAACTCTTACAGCAGCTCAATCAGGAACATTATTTGAAGTAGACGGTACAGATGACATCGTTGTTAACATGCCTGCTTTATCTACAAATAACGTAGGTATATCATATGAATTTTTTGTAACCACTGCAGTAGGTGGAGCTAAAACTGTAACATTCGTACTACCAGGTGCAGGTGTATCTAATTGGTTTGCAGCTCTACAACTTATGGGTGGCACAGCAGCTAACCCAGCAAGCGATGTTGCAGGTGATACATTAACTTTAATAGCTACTACAGCTGCGAATGCAAGAGTTAAAGTAACATGTATTTCTGACGACGGTACTAACTCTACTTGGAAAGCAGAAACACTTTCTACACCATTAGCAACAGTAGCTTAATAGGAGATAACTCATGGGCATGAACGGAGATATATGGGCAGTGACCCCTTCCACAAGTGCTACCTATTATAGAGCAGCGGCATCTATTGCAGGTGCCGGTGCAGTAACTCTACTTACTCAAGATGCAGGTCCTAACGGTGTGGGCTACAAAGTACGCTTTACATCTGCAGGAGATGACAGAGGTATTACTTTCACAATCGTAGGTATTAAAGTTGGTGACTTAACAGGTAAGTTTACAACTGAGGTTGTAACAGGAGCTAACGCTTCAACTGCTGACTCAACAAATTTCTATGCTTATATTGAAAGTATTACTGCTTCAGGTGCATCAGCAGGAAACGTAAGTATTGGTACAACTGGTTCAATTGCTTTACCTAGAACTCGATTAAAAGGGTTTTATTATTTAGCTAGTGGTACAGCAGGTAGTATTAAATTAAACTTAAATAGCACATCCGGTGCAGAACTATTAAACCTATCTACTCCAGCGAGTGCGACAGGTACACAAGATATGTTTTTGCCTGGACAAGGTCTTTTAACTACACGTAGTAACAATACAGACTTTGCTATATTAACTGTAACTAACGTTACTGACGTGACTTTATTCTGTGGCTAGAAATGGCGACAACTAAGAAAAAAGGAATGGGGATTAAAACTTCTGTGAAGTCGGGCAACTTTCGTCCGACTAAGCAGGGTGCTGGTATGACTAAGAAAGGCGTAGCTGCATACCGTAAAGCTAACCCAGGCTCTAAATTAAAGACCGCTGTTACAGGAAATCCTAAACCTGGTTCTAAAGATGCAAAGCGACGCAAGTCATTTTGTGCTCGATCAGCAGGACAGATGAAAGATTTTCCAAAAGCAGCTAAAGACCCTAACTCAAGACTTCGCCAAGCAAGGCGTCGATGGAAATGTTAATATGGAACAAAAAGTGCAAGAAACAATAGCAGTCCATTCGGTAGAGATTGAACATCTTAATAAAGACATGGACCATGTTAAGTGTAAAATTGACAAAATGGATACACAAATAGATAACATTGAAAAAATACTATCTGAAATAAAAGGTGGTAAAGCTGCAGCTATGTGGATATTTAGTGGTATTGGTATTGTATTAAGTGCTCTTATTACATGGTGGATAAATAAATAATGTTTAAAAGGATACTAAAAATGTTTGAAAAAGAGAACCATGAACAGCATGAAGAAAAAGTTGAAGATGTAAAAAAAGAAGATAAACCTAAAAAGTTTGATGCTAAAGCTCATAGAGAAAAAATAAAAGCTATGGAATTTGCAAATGCCGGCAAAAAGTAAAAAGCAAGAAAAATTTATGCAAGCGGTGGCTAACAATCCTAAGTTTGCTAAGAAAGTTGGGGTACCTAC